CATTACATTCAGGGCTTTAATATTAGTTAAAGTTAATGGCCTTCCCAAAATCTTAATCCAGTGCGGGGCTCTCACCCGCTTCGATCTCTTTTACTGCCGACCTGCAGAGCACTTACTGAAGATTTACAGGAAAGCTTAAACCCTACTTCAACAATTATGGCACCGTGCTAAGCCTCTCAATCATTGCCATGGCTTGATTGAGTTCTCTTAAAAAGGTACTTCATCATCTTCCATTTGCTCGCTACGCTCAGGAACTTTATGCCCTAAAGGCTTTTGCTCATCTTTCTTAATATATCCAATAACCTTATTCTTAGCCGGATACAAAGACCCTGGAGCCTTACCTTGCAATCTATCATCAGGTATAGGCTTACCTTCTTCGATGCCTATTCTAACCCTGACATTTTTATTAATCAAAGTATTAGAACAAAATCTGCCTTGGTTATATTCTGGCAAAATATCTGCAGAATCAGCGCAATTTATAATTTTCCACATCATAGAGCGCGTGAAAACAAGAAAGTCTCTGACACTATGGGTTTTTCCTTCCTCATCATATACAGTAAGCATAACATCCATCATTGGATTCCCCGTTGATGATGTCTTGTCCTCAGCGCTATAAACAACTGCATCGTACTCCCCTTCTTTTAGCAGCTGAAATCTTTCTTGTTCTGCTTCCTGTGCGCTCATTACTTCGTATTGCAGCATTATTCTTCTCCCTTTATTTTTGATTGTAAGTGCTCTATGCATTTCTGGATGGCTTCTTTTGGCATCTCCTCCCAGCGCATAGAGCCTGATTTATCTAACCACTTCTGATAAATTTCTTCTGGAACCTTAAGCAAATCAATCAGCCTTACTATTTCCTTAACCTGTTCCTCATCTGCTAGTTCTTGCGCTACAGCATCACGCTCTAGTATTTCCCTTCCATAGCGCTTAGCCATCTCATCATAGGAAAATGGGAAGCTCTCCATATCTGGGAATGATTCAATGCGAGTCTTCTTAACTATTCCTACGCGTTCTTTACCGCGCTTTTGAATCTCAAATACCAAATCAAAAAGATAATCAAGCTTCTTATAGCCATCATATGTCTGGCCAAGAACAGAAAGATTTGGACCATACTCATTCTTGCTATGGCATGTGATAATTACATTCATATCAAGCCTAAGCAACAGGTTTAACAAATGCTTCATTTGCTTATTAGCTTCCGCATAATGACGCCCAAATTCCGTGCCGTTCTTCAATGCCGACTTATCCAGCAAGTCATTATACAGCGTAGTTAATGGGTCGATAACCAATGTTTTATATTCATGGTTTTCCGTAAGAAGCGCTTTTACTTCCTTCATTAGTTCGTCAAAGTCAGAAGTCTGAAATACCACACCTCCAGATTGCTTCAAGATTCTTGTATATTGGTCGTTCTCAGCACCCTTTTCTGTATCTATGAGATAAGGATTAGGAAACTGTATTGCCGCTATCGTTTTCCCGACCCCGGCATTTCCATAGAATAACGCCTTCAAACGTTTTTCTATTGCTTCGGGTTTTTTTGCTCGTAATGCCATTTTAATTCTCCAACTTTTTTGTATTTTGTTTTATTATCAGAATCTTTTTCAGGAACTCTGTCCTTAGCTTTAATAAAGTCCTTCATATACATTTAACGCTCCCCGTTCTCAAGTAAACTTATATGCCCAATAGCTGCAAGACGAGCTTCAGATTCTGTATCGAACCATTCTTCAGACTCCCGCATAATTGTCTTACAGCTTGGACTAAATTCTGGGTCATAGATGACATAGACCCAGCCTTCCGTTATTTTGATTAACTCAAACTCATATAGACTATGCTTCTCAATCATCACGCTTTACTCCACACAAAATCGCCATGGTCTTCATCTTGATGACAACGAAGTCCTGATTCTTGATTGGTGTAGCAAAGATAGCTTTCACAAGCATCGTTTAAGATTTTCTGCAGTGATTTTTCATACCAGATAATTATGTTTTTGCGAGTTACTTCAGCTAACCGTTCTCTAGTCTCAGCATTATTATCTTTAAGCATGGCAAGAAGGGCGCATGTATAATCGTTCTCGATTGAGAAGTCATTCCCATGGATTGCTTCTGATTCGAATTCACGGTCAATGGATTCAAGGAAAAGTCTTGTAAGTTCTGATTGTTTGTCTTCTGGGAGGTTTTCGAGATCTAACCTGTACTCTTCGCATTCATATGTGGCATGCTGTGATACCAGCTCTTCCGCATATAGCTCAAGCGCTCTTGCGTGACACATTGTAGTCATTCCTTGACTAAACCCTAAGCCTAGATCAAACGGATCTTCTTCGAATGATGTTTGATTTCTTGTGTTAACATATGCTAAATTTCGATTGTGCATTTAATTTCCTTAGTCGGGATTAATGTCTAGTGAGATGAAGTATTCGAGTACTTTATCTCACGCCTTCATGTGCAATTATACCATCGCACAACTTCATGTCAACTACTTTTCTAATTTTTTTCTGTAATCTTCTATACATCTAACCACAAATTGTGTCATTGAAATCTCTTGTTCTGCGGATATTCTTTTTAAAAATAGCCATGTTTCTTTTGGTACTCTTAAGTTAAACGCCTTTAATTCAGGCTGTTGTTTTGTCATTTCGTTTATCCTTGTTTTGTACAATGGTTAATTGGTACGAATGTACCATGCTTAAAGTTATTTGTCACGTTTTTTAAACACATCTATCCATTTTTTTCTTCCTTGATGTTCAATTAAGCGTGTATGAGATTGGATGGTATCTATGAGTTTTAATTCTTTGCTATTGAAAGTTTCCAGTTGATTTCTTAAGAACTCTATTTCTTTGTCTTTTGATTCTGCTAATTGTTTAAACATTTCTAATTCTATCTTGATTCTTTCCTGTTCTAGCGTTTTATGGTTGGGGTTTCTTTCTTGTTCTTTTCTAAATGCCTCGGGGAATGCTCTATAAAATTCAGATTTATCGATATAATATTTTCCATCTTCTCGGCTTGCAGTAAGCTGTCCTCTAGTGATGCAATTGGTTATGTGTCTTGAAGTACAACCTAAAATCTCTGCCGCTTCCCTTGGTGTTATCCAGGAACTCGATTCTTTCATGCTATCTCCTTGTTTTATTTTATTCTCGATAATTCTTGATGTAGTTGTTTAAGAAAAAATAAGAAATCTTTTCCGAATGGAAGAGAAGGTAATTTTTCTAAAAATTTTACATCAAAGAAAACTATTCTCCTTCTTATTGCTAAAAGATTTTTTATAGATTAATCTACTAGAGAATAATATTATTGACTGATATTATTCATAAGTAATGAATATATTAATTCGCAACGAAAAACAAGGATAGAGGATCATGCTATTAGAAGAGATGAAAGACCATTATGGTAGTTATTCCAATATGAACAAGGCTTTAGACCTTGCGCCTACTACTTATTTACTTTGGAGAAAAAAGGGAGGAATCCCCTTAAGAACACAACTTCTTATTGAAAGAAAAACTAAAAAAAGGTTTATAGCAAAAGAAGAGCATGAACATGCTAATAGGCAGTAATTTTTGGTTTTCCGAACATAAAAAGTATTTTAATGTAACGCTTTCCTGATGATTCTATCGAGATTGCGTTCCTAATTATTCTTTGACTGTACGCTTGATAAACACATAGACAAAGCGATATAGTATGTCTAGGGATGTTGTTGTTTAAAATTTTTGGTTAATACAGCATCTGAGGGAAATTTGAGGTATCCGTACCTCGATAAAGGACTATAAAGAGTTGCTTGAATGTCAGCCGACCAAAGTTTTCATTCAAAGCATTGTACAATCGGACACCAAATGTTTGGTGAAGTGCGTCATACGTGTCCATCCTGTAAGGCAATTATATCCATGTCATCGCAAGAAAACAACAAAAGTTTTAACGCAGAAAATTTATCCCATGATTCCCGGAAGCATTCTTTTAGCGTCTCAATAGCTATTGACCATTCTCCGGTCATGGCAATTTGGCTTGACTATCTTGCAAACCGAATAGAAAACAATCTATCGCTTAAGAAGCATATTCATGATGGTCTTTGTTGGATTTATGACACTTTAGATGCGTTATGTGAAAAGTTCCCATATTTTAGTCGTAGGCAGATTGAGCGTCTTATTAATAATTCAATTAAAGAGGGTTTAGTCGCTAAAGGAAACTACAATCACACGTCTTATGATCGCACTGTTTGGTATGCCTTAACTCCCAAAGCCTATTTTTATTATCAGCACTTAATTACCACAAAAAACCTCACAGCCCTTTATCTGTCCATTTCACCAAACGGTGAAATGGATTTCACCGAATGGAGAAATGGATTTCACCAAACGGTGACAACTATACCTATTACAGATCCTTTTACAGATCCTATTAAAAAGAGTGAGGGCAAAACGCCCCACACACAAAATGTAAAAGCATTCCCAGCCCTAAAAGAAAGAAAAGAAAAAGAAGCCTATGAATCAGAGATTATAAAAAAATTCTTTGAAACAAAATTTTCAGGATTTACTGTTACATATGACGAAATCTTTAATGCCTGCAAAGAGCACTATGATTCAAAGCGCCTATGGGTAACCCCCAACAAATGGAAATCCTGGCTTGAGCGGGAAAAATTGGATAACTATTCAAAGCATAGTGATGCACCTAAAGCTCCTCTTGAAGAAACTGAAGCCCAAAGAAAAGAGCGTCAATATTTTACTTACCAGCTAATCAAAGAAAAGGAAGACCCACAATACATATCGGAAGATTTACAAAAATATCCAGAAATGAGAAAGAAATATGCACAATATGCTAGATAAGGAATTATTATGGAAAAGGATAAGGATTATCCACCAAAGAGCGGTCTTTTGCCGCAATATGCGCACTTGAAAGGAATGGCAGAATGCATGCCAGTAATACGTAAATTATTAGGGATGCCAGAATATGGACAATTGCCCGATAACGCGATCGGTAGAACATTGCAAAAGTTTGTTGATAACGATAGGAAAAATGATGTGTGTTAAAGCTGAATTAATATCAACAAGACTCTTAAGCAAAGATGATAAAGAGGGCCTCTTAGATGGCTCTATATCCGAAGAAGCCCTTATGACTCATGTTAAGGTATGGAAGGCTAACGGGATGCATGATTTAGTTGGATGTCACGAAGGTCAAACCCCTGTCTCCGGGAAGCAAGGTCAAAAGACTTTCCAAGGGTACGGGCTTGTTCCGCCGTTTGTGCGGTGTTCCGAGATTATAGAAGCAAAGGAGCTAAAACATGGAAAGGAAACCAAATAAAAAATACTCATTTGA